AGGAGCGGCTACAAGCGCTGGGCAACAAGAGCGCGGAGGAACGATTTAAAACCACAATGGCTGGATGCGGCTAAGGAGCACACCATGGGTGAGGCGAAGCGACGGGATGCGGCCTATAACGCGGCCTACAATGCGGGCGGCCTCGCGATGGCCCATGCGCTTAGGACTGTGTTTGAGTCCATCCAGTCGCAGATTGACATGGTGAGCGTCGATCAGGTGGTCGCCATGATCGACGAGGCTGCGGCTATCGTCGCATCGCAAGGCCCTCCGGGTACGCAGTTGCACTGATGGCCATCGCCCCCGACAAACCCGAAACCGTCGCCGAGTTCCTCGCGCGCGGCGGTCAGCCTCAAGCCATCGCTCCCGGTGTCTCCGGGGTTCACCACCCTGTGCGCCGGAACAAGCGCGCCCATATCAACTTTTTGAAGGGCCTGGACCGCAAGCGGATCGCCTCGAAAAGCGCAGAATTACCCCCTAGACAACCGTAACCACCCTGTGTTTATTCTCGGGGCGACTTTCCTTTGCTGGAAATTTGCCCGTGAGCGCCATCGACCTCGCCCGAAAATCCCTGAAAGCCCACGAGGGTTACCGCACAAAGGTTTACCAATGCACTGCCGGCAAAAACACCATCGGCTATGGGCGTAACCTCGATGACAAGGGCATCACGCAGGAAGAAGCGGAAACCTTGCTAGACAACGATATTGTCGAGTGCGTAAAGGATTTGGCGACCTTCCACTGGTGGAACAACCTGACCGACTTGCGGCAGGCCGCGCTGATCGACATGCGGTTTAATCTCGGTCCGTCCCGGTTTCGCGGATTTGTCAAGATGATCAAGGCCCTCGAGATGGGCGATTTCACCGAGGCCGCCTACCAAGTGCTGCACAGCAACTACGCCAAGCAGGTCGGGATTCGGGCCGAGCATATTGCGGAGGCGCTCCAGTGAGCAAGTTCGATTGGAAAGCCACCCTCGGCAAGGTCGCCCCCGTGCTGGCCGGCGCGTTCGGCGGACCGATGGCAGCGGTAGCCGTCCAGATGGCGGGCCAGGCGCTCGGGCTGGGCGATGGCGCGACCGAGGATGACATTGCGGCTGCGGTCAACTCCGGCAACCCCGACATCCTGCTTAAGCTCAAGGAGTGCGGGTTGGCATTCGAGGCCAAGATGGCGGAGCTGGGCGTTGATCTGGAGCGCATCGCGGCCGGTGATCGCGCATCGGCCCGTGACATGGCAGCCAAGACCGGCATCAAGCCACAGGTAGTGCTGGCAGCAATTTATGTTGTTGGCTTCGTCGCGCTCCTGCTGGCGCTGTTCAGTGGGCAAATCGAGATCAGCGACAGCCTGCGCGAACCGGCCATGATTTTGCTGGGCGCCCTGATCGCCGGCAATGAGCAGATTCGCAATTTCTTTTTCGGGTCCAGCTCCGGCTCGATGCGCAAAAGCGACATGCTTGCCAAAATGAAGCCGGGCGAGTAGCGGTAATGGCCAGCAAGCCCACCAAAGACAAAAAACTCAGTGTAATGCAGGAACTGTTTTGTCTTGAATACCTGAAAGACCCGACGAATGCCACCGAGGCTGCCATTCGGGCAGGGTACGCCGAAAAATCCGCGAAGGTGACGGCGTGTAACATGCTCAAGAATCCGCTGATCAAGGCCCGCATTGCGTCCGCGATGGAGCGGCGCAACCACCGCGTCGAGATTGACGCCGATTACGTTCTCGAACGTCACCGCGACATCGACCAGATGGACGTGCTGGACATCATGGACCGCAATTTTGTCATCAAGCCGCTGGACGAATGGCCGCCGATCTGGCGCCAGATGCTCTCTGGAGTGGACATCTCCGAATTGTTCGATGGCTCCGGCGATGAGCGGGCCGTGTGCGGCGTGCTGAAAAAGTTCAGGTGGCCGGACAAGCTGAAAAACCTCGAATTGATGGGGCGGCACACCAACGTGGGTGCGTACCGGGATATGATTGATCATAACCACAAGGGTGAAGTGACCGCGATCACCCGCACCATTGTTGACCCTGTGGGCGGCCAGTGAGCGCTGCGGCCAGTATCGGTCTGAACATCTCCACGGCGCGCGTATTCCTGCCGCTGCTGGCGCCCAGTCGCTACAAGGGCGCATACGGCGGCCGTGGTTCCGGCAAATCGCACTTTTTCGCGGAACTGGGCGTCGAGCGATGCCTTATGGCGCAGGGCTTGCGCATGGTCTGCATCCGCGAGCATCAAAAATCCCTCAAGGAGTCAGCCAAGCGGCTGATCGAGGACAAGATTGCGGCGCTCGGGCTTGGCCATCTGTTCCGCATTCTGGAAGCGGAAATCCGCACACCGGGCGGCGGTGTCATCATCTTCCAGGGGATGCAGGATCACACTGCAGAGTCCATCAAATCACTGGAAGGCTTTGACATCGCCTGGGTGGAGGAAGCGCAGACGCTAAGCGCGCGTTCCCTGCAAATGCTGCGCCCCACCATCCGCGCGCCGGGGTCTGAGTTGTGGTTTAGCTGGAACCCGAGGCGCAAGGCTGACCCGGTGAATGCGATGTTTCTCGGTGGCTCGCCGCCCACGGACTCTATTGTCGTGAAATCCAACTGGAACGATAACCCGTGGTTTCCAAAGGAACTGGAACAGGAGCGTCGCGACGATTTTGCGAATCTCGGGCGCGCGGAGTACGACCATATTTGGGAAGGCGGCTACAGCGACACGGTGCCGGACGCAATCATTCAGCCCGAATGGTTCGACGCCTGCGTCGACGCCCATATCAAGCTGGGATTTGCCCCGCTGGGACAGGAGCGTGTGGCGTATGACCCCGCAGATTCTGGCGACGACAAGGCGGTCGGGCACTCTCACGGCTCCGTAATTCTCGATGTGCAATCCACGGCCAGCGGGCGTGTTGACACCGCAACCGATTGGGCCACCACCTACACCATTGACCGGCGCCCCGATGTGTTTACGTGGGACGGCGACGGCCTCGGCATGGGCCTCAAGCGCCAGATTGCCGACGCACTGGAAGGCAAGAAAATCGACATGGAGGCGTTTCGTGGTTCCGAGGCAGCCGACGACCCGGACCGGATTTACCAGCCGCTCGACGCCAACGTGAAGAACGCCAAGACCAATCGCGAAACCTTCACCAACAAGCGCGCGCAGTATTACTGGCTCCTGCGCGATCGGATGATCCGCACCTATCAGGCTGTGACCAAGGGCGAGAAAGTCTTTAGCCCTGACGACCTGGTCAGTTTCAGCAGCGCAATTACCGAGATTGAGGAACTGCGCGCCGAGCTGTGCAGCGTGCCGCGCAAGTACAACAACGCCGGGCGCATTCAGTTGGTATCGAAGCCAGACATGAAAAAACAGGGTATCGAATCTCCGAACCGGGCCGATGTCGTGATGATGCTTATGCGGCCGGTGGAGGTGAAACAGAAGCCAGTGAAACTTAACTTTGCACGGTGGAACTGATGGCACGCAAACGAAAAACGACTGACGACGACACCGAAGCCACCGGCTACGCCTCGCACAGTTGGATGCTGGAGCGCCTGCATGAGGCGCAGGAGGCCGACAAGGACAACCGCGAGCAGGGGCGGGAGTGTCAGGATTTTGCTGATAAGCGCGACGGCCAGTGGGAGGAAAACTGGTGGAGCAATTGCGACGGCAAGCCGCGCTACACGTTCGATCTGGTAACCCCGATCCTCGATCAGGTGCAGGCGTCGATTGCCAAGAGCGATTTCAACATCCGCGTGATTCCTGCCTCTGGACAGGCGAGCAAGGAAACGGCGAAAACTTTTGATGGACTGGTGCGCAACATTGAGACCATCTCGAACGCCCGGGAAACCTATACCGCCGCAAGCAAAAAGTCCGTCAAGGTCGGCATCGGCGGCTGGTGCGTGACGCAGAAGTACGTCGAGGGTGACTGCTTCGACCAGGATTTGGTCATCGAGAAAATACCCGACTGGATCAATTCGGTATGGCTCGGGCCGCACACCGAGCAGGACGGCTCCGACGCGCCCTATGCGTTCCGGCTGGTCGGATTGTCCAAAGACGAATTCAGGCGCAAATACCCGGACCGTTCGGCGTCTGCGGGCGTATCTGGCAACAAGGGCTCGCGCAGTTACTACTACCGCAACGATCTGGTGATGGTGGGCCAGTTCTACTACCTCGAAGAATCCACGCGCACGCTGGTACAGGTGGAAGGGCCGGATGGGTCGGTCGCGGTATTCGATGCCGACAGCGACGAATTCAAGGCGCTGGCGGATGAAATGGCCGACGCCGGACTGAAAGAAACCGGGCGCCGCAAGCGCACGAGGAAATGCGTGTACGTGCGCGAGTTCGATGCCAACGGCTGGATTGACGAGCCGCAGAAAACGGTGTTTGAAAACTGGATACCGCTGGTCCCGCTGTACGCGAATTTCGACGTGGCCGACGAGGGCAAAGTCCTGTGGTATGGCGCGGTCGAAAAGCTGATTGATCCGCAGCGCGTGTTTAACTACTCCCTGTCGCGGGAGATCGAGGAAGGCGCTTTTGCGCCGCGCGCCAAATACTGGATGACCGCAGAGCAGGCGGCCGGGCACGAGGAAACGCTGGCCACGCTGAACACCAACAGCGACCCGGTGCAATTGTACAACGCGGACGGCGAAGTGCCGCCACCGACGCAGCAGGGCGGCGCGGAGGTCAATGCAGGATTGGCCCGCATTTCCGAGGCCATGCAAGCGCTGGTAGGCGTGTCTGCGGGCATGTTTGCGGCCAACATGGGTGAGAACCCCGGCCTGCAATCCGGCAAGGCCATCGAGGCGCTGCAGGATCGCGGCGACTGGGGGAACAACAAGTACATCGAAGCCCGCACCATCGCCCAGCGCCACACCGGGCGCATTCTGGTGGATGCTATCCCGCGCGTGTACCTCCCGGCGCGGCAGGTGCGGCTGCTTTCCGAGGACGGCTCCCAGGATTTCGCGGTTATCGGCGTGCAGGGTGTGGACCGGCAGACCGGCAAGCCTGTAGTGCTCAATGATCTGTCCGTGGGCATTTACGATGTGACCTGCGAGGCCGGCCCCGCGTTCAGCAACCGGCAGTCGCAGACGGTCACGGCGCTGACGGAAGTGGGCGCTATTGACCCGTCCGTGATCCAGATGGGCGGCGACATCCTGCTGAAAAACATCCCGTCGCCCGGTATGGATCAGCTTGCGGAGCGCAAGCGTTTGCAACTGGTGATGCAAGGTGTCATACCACCAGACCAGCTCACCGACGAAGAAAAAGCGATGGTGCAGGGCATGCAGGGCCAGCAGCAGCCGGACCCGAACATGGTGCTCGCGATGGCGGAGCAAGCGAAAGCCAACGCGGATATGGTGGCCGCGCAGACCAAACAGATGGAAGCGCAGGCGGCTATTCAGCAGAAAGAGAAAGAGCTGCAAATCAAGGCGTTCGAGGCCGAAACCGACCGCTACAAAACCGATATAGAGCGCGCCAAGGCAATGGCTGAAATCAAGGGCAAGGGGGCGCAGGCTGCCAAGCTGCTGGCCGAGGCTGAGGCAATCGACATTGACAACGACATGAAAACCAGCGGCGTCCATGCGCTCGCTGAGAAGGCGAAGGGGGCGGCGCGTGAGCAAGCCTAAACTTCTCGCGGAGTTGTTGGGTGGCACCTATGCCGAGCGCATGGCGCGGGCGGCAGAGCAGGGGTATGTGACGGACTTCTTGCACGGCAGTCCAACCCTGAGAGAAAGCGGCGCTATCGACATAAATTACCCTAATAGAACAGATGCGGGGTATCTTGGAAAAGCATTCTATGGAACAGGCCCCGATAATCGCTTTATCGCCAAAGCCTACGCCGGAAATACCGGCACGGTGCTTGATTTAAAAACAAATGCCAACAGATTTAAAGATTTCACCTACGACGAAAACTACAGGGCAAACATTGAGGAATTTGGTCGCTCAATAGGTGTTGAAACACCAATGACCTCTGAAGATTGGCCTACTATATTCGCTGCAAAAATGCAGGAGGCTGGATACGATGGCGCAAGGGGTTTGGCTGATGACGGCAGCGTTGTCGAGCTTGCTATCTATGACCCATCCAAGGTACGCAGCATAAATGCCGACTTCAACCCCGCCAATGCCTCTAGCTCTGACCTACTCGCAGGCATCCAATCAGCCGCCCCTATTGGAGCAGGAGCCTTGCTTGCAGGCGCAGCCCTCGCGCCAGAGGATGCGGAGGCAGGCGTCATCACCAAAGGCGGTAAGCGCCTCATTGAAGCATGGCACGGCTCCCCGCACTTATTCGACAAGTTCGACATTTCCAATATCGGCACGGGCGAGGGGGCGCAGGCTTACGGGCATGGGCTGTATTTTGCGGATGCGAAGGAAACGGCAAAGGAATACCGGGACGCGCTTGCGAATAAAAACCTTTTTCAGGCAAACACGGAGAACGGATACGCGGCAGCAAGAGCGGCAGGGCTTGATGCTGGTTTCGCTGACGATGCTGTAAGATACATACAGCTCGGGGTAAAAGATTTTGATGAATTTCGCCGGACGCAAAAAGAGGTCTGGGGTAAAGATATTCCAGAATCTGCCAGATTGGTATTTGACACTATATTGAAAAGCGCCAATGACGGCTTTCTCTACCGCACCCACATCGACGTAGACCCTGATACGCTGCTGGATTGGGATAGGCCGCTGAGTGAGCAGAGTGAAGCGGTAAAGGAAATGCTAAGGCGCTCATCAGTGGCGCCGGACGAAAGCGTGTGGCCGCATTGGACCGGGCAACAGCTATATGAGTCCGAAGTGCGCGCGGCAACAGACCTTGATGGGCTTAGCAAGGGCAGCGCTCGCGGGAATCTATCAGAACATTTTAGGCAAACAGGCATCCCCGGCATCCGCTACCGCGACCAGATGAGCAGGGGCGACACCGCAGAGCCCACGTTCAACTACGTCATGTTTGACGACAAGCCAATTAGCATCGTTGAGCGCGGCAATGCCTCTCCCGAAGCTCTCGCGGCCACTGCGGCAGCCGCCACAGCCGCCGCCGCCCTCAACAACTTCCAATCCCGCCGCGCATCCAAGCGCGATTACTGGCGGCAGATGCGCGCCGAAGTATTCGGCTTTATGAACGACATAGCCAATGGGGCGTTTGCAGCGCTCGACAAGCCGCTGCAGGGCTACATG